TGCTAGTAATCTAAGTGAACCAAGAATCTCTTGGTCAATTTCTGTTGTAATTTCTTGTGCCAGAGCTGCTAGAATTTCTGCTTCAACATCAAGACCGTGCATTGCTTGTGCGTCTTGAGCTGCTTCAAAAGTCCAACGTGCGCTGAGCCTACGTGATTTTGCTTCTACCACTTCTTTCAAGATTTGGATGCTCAAACGGTTACCAGCAGTCGCTTCTAGAGCTGCTGTACCTGCACCACCTGCTGGTGATGCTTCGTTACCTGAATAAGATGCCGAAATCTGGAACGGTGACAGTGCTTCTTCGCCCGCCGTAATGGTCGGGTTACTGGAGCCGTCTGCGTACCGAACGCGAAGTGTATGAATTTGGCCAACTGGACCAGTCATTGGCTGTACGCCAACGATTTCATTAGCAATAACAGTTGGCATGACACGTCGAATAACTGGTAAAATTACCTTGTTTAGGGTTGCTACGTTACCTGCCTGTGTTGTACCGGCTAGTGCCGCTTCTGCAAGATAGGTTTTTGTATTCTCTAGGATTGTGTCCATGGTCTGCTTACGCTGACCTTTTAGACCTTCCATTAGAGCTTCCTTAGTTGCGCCCCAATTGTTTTCCATTAGGTTTTCTGCCATGATGGTTGTCTCCTCAATTAAGTCCTGCTAATTTTCGTAAAACGACAATATTACTGTCGTTTTTTGTTTCTTCTTCAGTACTGCCAGTTGTTATTACCTTATCACCAGTACGTTCGGTGAGTGTAGCTTTTTGTCCTGTTTTTACTTTAGAAGTTTCATCAGTAGTTTCATTTAAAACTGCTGGTAAGTATTTTTGGAAACTCTTCTTAAGCCTACTTGTTTGTACGCCTTCGAGTAGTTCTTCCATAATTACTCGTTTATTCTTTGCAAGCGGAGTTAACAGTTCGATCATAACAACATCTCTTTCAATTTTATTTTCGAGAAGTGTTGCTTTACCTTCTGCTTGCTCAGCTGCTTCAGTGATTTGTGTGATTTTGTTTTCTTGCTCTTCAATGCTCTTTTTAAGATGCCGAATTTCTGTACCTTCTGCAAGATACGAAGTCATGTATTCTGAAGCAAATGACTCAAAGATTTTACGTCCGAAGTTATTTTCACGTGCGGATTTAATATCTTCTTTAAGTTGTGTCATTTCTGTACGTAAAACGTTTTCAATAACCTTTTCGACTGCGTCTGCACTACGTTTAATAAATTTTTGTTGTGCTTCTGCGATCTTTTTACGTCCTTCAGTAACTAATTTAACTTTAGCTTCCGCTAAAGATTTTTTGTCTTCATTAAATTCGGAAATTTCGTTAGCAAGTTGCTTCAAGACAAAGCCTTCAAGTTTGTTAAAATCGCTAAATTGCTTTGTACGATCTCCACGTAACTCTGTAACTTCTTCCTTCAGCTGGCCAAGAACAAAATCATCTAGTACTTTACTGTGATCTTGCATTGCTCTTTTATAAGCAACACGAGCTTCAACAAGATTTTGTCGATCTTCTACAAATTCAGTAATTTCGGTCTTGATAGCCTCAGATAACATGTTATCCATTGCTTCGACAATTGTTTCTTTGTCGTTCTCGTACCGTGCTGAAAATTCTTCGCGAAGTTCGATATTAATCTCTTCACGTGCTTCTGCTATATTAGCTTCCCACGCTTCCTGAATACTATCTCTTGTTTTTTCATCTAAAAGATCACTTTCTAGTAATTCTTTTAATGCTTCGGCCATAATTTGTAATCTCCTACTTATTTCTTTAATTCCGAAATGAATCTTACGATTTCACTTCGGAGATATTTCTGTGCTTTAGTGTCATGAACCATAGCTTCCGCTAGGCCATAGATACTATTGCCTCCTCTCATATTATAGAGGCTTTCATATACTGTCTTTGGATACGCTCCGGGTGCACTCGGTTGTGCTACAACGTCAACTGTGACAATTTCAAATTCACTAACGTTGCCAGTGTCATCTACGTTTCCACTACCTCGACTCGATACACCTAGTTTCGCACCACTTTCAAGTAATGTAGATACAATGTTCCCCATCGGTGTTGGGACTATTTTAAGTTTACCAAAACCGTTAGGTCCATCCATCCACATTTCCTGAATAATGTGGCTTACGCGATCTAAGTTAACAGTAAGTTCTTCAGGGTGGTCGGCTTCACCTAATACAGAATGTCCTTGCTGTAGTTTCTCGTTAATAGATTCTACAGCTTTGCCTATTTCCTTTATAGGATATATGCGTTCATTCTGATTCTTGACGCCGCCTTGAATGAAGATACCCTTCATATAAAGGTCCTTACCGCCATCTTGCCGTTCAGCAGTTTCAACTACTGCCCGTGCTTGATCAAATGTTAGTCGTTCAGTTAAAACTCGTACC